TACTCGCGGTGGATGAAGTAGCCGCCGGCGTCGTTCGCGTGATCGATGCCGGCGGTTTTGTCTGGCTCCCCGTTCGCGCCCCACACCTGCTGCTCCAGGCCGTCGGCGTAGGTTGGACAGGTGAACGGGTTAACTAGGTAGCGGCGCTCGCCCTGCGCATTGCAGAAGACGGCGTTCATTGCGTTTATACGGTCCTTCACCGGCGGGTTCGCAGCTGGAGCAATTACCGCGAACCCGGCCTGCTTGAGCATGGCCAGGTCGGTGATACTGGCGTTCACGGACTTGCGCGAATCGCCCGAGGCATCCGGGTAGATCCGGATCTCGCACGTCTTCTTGAACTCATTGCCGTCGTGCTGCCAGTAGCGCTCTTTGATCCGGCGGATCATGTCGGGCGTGTCGTAACCATCGATCAGCTCATCCACGGCCCTGGGCAACCCCTGGTCGCGCTTGACGTGGGTGATAGCCGCCATCTTCCCGACGTTGAAGTCCATACCAATGTACAGCGACTCGCCGGGCTGCACGGTGTCGAAGCATCCGTTGAGCTTGCGGTCGTAGGCCGTATAGATCGTGCCGGACGTCAGGTTGACGAACTGGCCTTTGAGGTACGCCATGATCAACTGAGGCGGGTACGACTCCATCAGTGATGCGATGTAGTCATCCGGCAAGTTCAGCTCGTTGTCGAACGTGCTGGCCTGCACCAAACCATACATATCTTTCAGCGACGGCTTATCGCGCAGCTGTTTCACAAACTGCAGGAAGACGAACTTGAAGCCTTCCGGCGTCGTGGTGACGTCCACCCCGTTCTTCAGCCCGGGTAAGTTGTAGCGCATTCGGGCAATAATCTTGCGCCAGGCCTGCTGCGCCTTGACTGCGGTGAGCACGTCCAGCTCATCCACCAGGGCGTGGCCGATCTTGAAGCCGACGATTGTCTGCGGCTTCTCCATAGACCGGCAGATCACAGTGCCGCGGGACTGCCGGCCGCTGTAGATGTGAACCTCGTGGTTCGCCTGATTGATCTTCGTCTTCAGCCCCCAGTCGTAGGCCACCTCATCCATCGTCGGATAGAAGATGTCCCGGATTTGCGGGTAAGTCGGTGCGAAGTAGCCAGCGTTAACACCGGGCCACTCCATGAAGTGCTTACTCAGTGCGGAGCATCCAACCCAGGTCTTGCCCGAGCCGAACCCGGCAACGAACGCGCGAAACTTGTGGGGCAGCGTGAGGAACTGAGCCTGCGGAACATTAAGGCTCGGCATTCGGCTTCCTCGCATCCACCACGTCGACCTGGATTCGGGTCGGGATCACCGGTTCGTCGCCAACCTCTTCCTTCCGGGCCCGGTTGACGTAGATGTCGCCGGTTTCCTTCGCGGCCTGTTCGAGAATTTGCATTGCCAAGCCGATGTTCTTCATCGTCTCAGCCTTCTCCACAAAGCGGTTCATGGCGCGGAGGCGGAAGGCGCGGTTGGCGATCGGGATATCGACTGTTTCTTCCCTGAAGCGCTTGCGACACTCTTCAAAAAACGTCTTCCACTTCTGCCCGAGGTCGCGACCGGAATACTTGGTAGGGTCGTATCGCTCACACAGTTGGCGGGATACTTCGATGCCGTATTGCTCCTTGACGGCCTGACAAACCTGACTGGGGGTGTCGAAGCAGGCCAGGGCTTGGACAATAAAGGCCTTCACCTCATCTTTCAGGGCTGCCATAGATTCGTTTTCCGTCAAGGGCTGTCAAGGATTAAGCCAGCTTGAGCAGACAGGTTCCGCAGGCCCTCGCAATGTTCAATTTCCCCACCTCAGCAGGTCTGTTTGCAGCATCCACCAACGCTTGAACGTCAGGGCTCGCACCATAGCGGCGGACAACCCCGACGAACTCTTCGACGTCGTGGCCCTGCAGCTTGATCTTCGGTGCACCGTCTTGGGTGAATGCTGGTTGACCGTACTTGTCGGTCGCGTGAGCCAAGTGATACAGCTCGTGCTCCAGGAGCGCACAGAACTCAAGGTCGCTGCACTGGGCGCAGTAGTCGGCAGCCAGCGTGATGATGAAAGCCGGCACATCGCCGAACCAATCTCGCATCTGTTGCTCCATACGCGCCTTCTGCCAACCGCCGGCGCGGAACGCTACCTGCTCGGCCTGGCCCAAGACTGTGCGGCCCTGCTTCTCGAAGCTCGACGACGCCCACATGATCTGGATGTCTGCATCCGATAGGTGGGCATGGTCTTCGTTGTGAATGCTGCCGGTGTCGGCAAGGATCTCGGCTTGGAGCCATTCCCATACTTCGGGCGCTGGTGTCAGCCGAATACCGAAGTCGGAGAGGTCGGACAGCTCAAGCAGTGACAATGGAGGGTATGGCCTGTCCATGAATCACCTTGAGCTTGAAATAGTGGCGCGTTGCCGGTATTGGTGAGCATCAATTCGAGCTAGAGGAGCAAACCATGGACGACCGCTACATCGTGAAGCCAGCAATACACACGGAAATCGTATCAGTTCGAAATGGCGTCATAACCTCAAACGTTGCACCCCGAGGCTTTCAGATCTACGACACCATTGAACAAAAGCGACACCCGGACTCTTTTATGACCCGAGGTGAGGCTCAGGACGAATGTGATCGTCGGAACGGTCGATAGCTGACGAGTCGTGCCGCGCTTACCTGCGGCGCATCTTCCCAATTCACGACCCGCCCTTCTTTGCGATATAAGTCGCACAAGGAAAGGCTGGCCTAGCAAGAATCGCATTCCCTAATGAAGAAAGTAGCCCCAACGCAACAGCCCCATCACACGCCAAAAAAACCTCGAATGCTCTTAAGGGCTTTCGCTACCTTCGGGGCCGGTCTGATAGCCGCCGTCCCACTTTTTCATCTTATGGGCTACGGCGCAGAAAAATTGGTAGGCATCGGAAAGATTCAATCAACCGTCGAGGTGCAAGCCAAGCTGATTGCCGAACTGCAAGTTGAGAAGAAGACCCTTTCGGAGAAAGCTGATCAACTACAGACGAAAGCGCATGACCTAGAGCTTAAGCTGAACAGGTCCGACTCAGACCTAAATGCCGCGAACCAACAGCTGACTCAGCTAACGAATCTGCTTGAAGAGTATAAAAATCTCAACTCTCAATTGGGCAACCGCGTAAGAACCAATGACCCCTGCTTGGCAATACAGCGTGTGATTGCAGACATTGAAGAAAAACTGGCGGTCAATCCACCATGGACACATGCTTTGCAGGGCGAGCGCCGGGAAGAAGCCATGATTCAACTTGAAAAGCATCAGCAATCGCTCAGATCTTGCCTTTCCCCTAGCGTAAAACCTTAACCTGATGTCTGTTAACTCGCAGCCTGAACAGCTGCGACTTGCCAGTTATTCGGGCACCATTTGGTGTGTCTTTGCGTGTGTGTGACCGTGAAGCAGTCCAACGATCAGGCCCTGGGGCAACCCGGCAGCCTTTGCGGCGTCCACGGCATCGGCAATGGCCTTGTCGAGAGCGCTTACCGCAGCGTTGATATCCTGGCTCATCGGAAGCGCGTGGCGCAGGCGGGTGATATTGCTCATCTGCAAAACCTCGCGCCACGATTTGGCGCATTCGAAAACGTGGCGCGGATGAGCCGGGTATACTCAGCTGACTTTGATTTTTTCGAGACTTCGAACCCATGCACGGACGCCTGTATCTCTCTGCGCTACTTCTCGCTGGCCCAGCACTCGCTTCAGAGCCATCCCGCTACAGCTACGATGAAGCTCCTACTGACGGCTACATGTACGCCGTTAGGTATCAGCAGGCCAAACTGGCTTGTGAATCGCTACCTGATGACCTTGAAGCGGACTATGCGAAAGCGATGCGCCTTACCAAAGCAGCCAGCCCCGAATTTGAGCGAACTTACGCCAAAGGCTTAGCGGCAAATCTTAGGTGGCGCAAACCCGCAACGCCCGAAGATCAGCAGTTGGAGTGTGATCAAAGTCAGCATGCTTTGCGTGTGACGGTAAGCCTCGCCCGTCAGTGGTTTCCAGGGGGATGGTAGGCCCTCGCATTACTTGGCTCTGCGCTCGACACCGCTAGGTGCCTTGTTACAGTTCAGGCAGTGCTCGCAGTTCAGCGTCCGGCACAGCCAGACCTTCACCCGCTGCCAGTACGTGACCATGAAGATATGCCGTGCACCGGCCAGGGCCAGGGCGACATGCAACGTCAGGCCGGCAGTGGTCGGGCCGAAGAAGATGTTCTGGCTGCGTACCATCACAACGAAACCGGTGATGGCGATCGTCGAGTAGATCAGCTTCCCGAGAATGCCGTCCCTCACCTTCCCGCTCAGTACGCACCAGGCCGCCCACAGCGCGATAAGGCCGCAGGCGATGGAGTTGATCAGTTCAAGATTCATGGGTTGCCTCCCCCGAACCGCTGGCGGATAAGCGCCCAGAGGTCAGCGGCTTTGATGGCTCGGTTTATTGCTGCCAGGAGGGAACCGCCGAACGTGCCCAGCAAGAAACCAATGCCGGCGACGATCTTGGGCTCAGTGACATTCAGGTACGCGCTTACCATGCTCGTCAGATACAGCGAGCAGGCAACCCCCGTGATCAAGAACACCATCCAGGCTCGCCAGTCGGACAAGTCGTCCTTGTGCCACCAGCTCGCAACGACAGCCCCAATCAGGCCCGCAATCAGCAATTCGAACCTGTCGATCTTGTCGAGCAGGCGCTGTAGATACTCCATGCGCTCGACTCCGTGTGGCATGAGAAAATGGCTATAAGCCATGTAGAATTCCCCTGCCAACTAACCAAGGACAAGGGTATGAACAAAAAAATAGCGGCAGGATTACTCGCATCGATTGGGATCATCGCCGGCGCTCACGGCGAATCCTTCTCAAAGGCCGACATATGCAAAGCAGCTATCG